CGTTTCCGTGTTCGTTTCTTACTACAGGCAGGACCCAACTAAGGCTTATTCTAACTCTCCTTTCGTCTCCGCAATAAATACAATAGCTGCCCGTCAACGCATCATCAATGACTTATACCGCATTATGCTGATAACTGGCTACCCCCGTTTGGACATTGAAGTATTAGAAGATGTTGTTGTTAAGAATGCCCCTCTGGACATCAAAGGTGACTCTGTAAAACTTACGCAGTATATAAACAACACCATTACTTCAATAACTAATACAGTGAGTAATCTTCGGGCCGATCAAGCATTTGTTCACACCGATAGTATTAAGGCTGATATGGTAAACACAAAATCGGCTGGTATGACTTTAGACATTCAACCAATTATTAAAACCCTAAATGCCCAAAATCAAGCAGGTTTGCGTGTGATGGCTACTACTTTAGGTAGGGGAGAAGCGGGGGTTAACACCGCGAGTATCGAAGCGTTGCTTTTTGCCAAGAATGCCGAAGCGTTAAACCAGCCGATTGCTGAGTTATGGCAGCAGATATTCACTTTTATTCTGCGTTTGACAGGAAGTACCTCTCGGGTTGTTGTTAAATTTGAACCCGTAGAAATGCGCCCCGCCACTGAACTATGGGCGCAAAAGGTACTGCAACAATCTTTCTTGCAAAAAGAACTGAGCTTAGGTTCGATAACTGACGACGACTATCACCTAGAGTTATTTGGCCATATACGGCCTGACGAAGCTCCGATACTTAGTGGCACGGGGTTTGCTGGGGCGGGAGGGGTTATTGACGCGGGGGGTATAAGCCCTAATCAAGATGCAACAGGACGTTCAGTAAGCTCTTCGGCTGATAAGTCGGCGAAGAGCAATAGTGTGAAGAAGTAAGATTTAGTCAGTGATCGAAACTGTGTACGCCATTAAAGCTGCGAAAGCTCTAGGATCAATGAGAGCTTTCCACTTTTCGGCTTGCCGTTTGATGAAGGCTTCTTTAACTTCCTTATAGGCTTGAAAGGCTTCTTCAGGGGTATCGAAACGACCTACCCGACGGGAGGGTTTATCAGTACAGCAATGAGTTACGAATTTACCATGTAGGGTTGAAACACCTAAAGGAAAATTTCCCCTGTGATTCTTACGAGCCGTGAACATGGTATTTAACTCTCTTGGCAAGAACAGACAAGTTTCCTCGGAATAAACTTTATTCCCTCTAAGGAGCAGGTCTTTATCCAATTGGAAATCTTCGCCACCAAAACCTACTTGCTGCTGGCACCATTGATGGAAATAAGAGTAACCCTTAAAATTTTCACTCACGGAACACCCTACATAGGTGGGTTTCCCTTGATGGTATTTTGAGCTATAGCATCGGTTTAGAAGGCTGTGCCAGAGGTCGTACTCTTTAGTGAACTTACCTTTCACCCACGCGGGGTACTTTCTATCATTGAAACCAACGCCATAGACTAAATTCGTCATTTTCGATTCCTCATTCAAGGCATTCTGAGTTGATGCAGCAACAGGTGAATGACTCCTGCTTTCGTCCGCCGACTAGCTGCAAATAAATTATACCACCAATACCAATCCTAATTGTCGCTATTATGTAAAAGAAAAAACCCTCAAAAGAGGGCTTTATTTTCCCGCAGTAGTAATCTTTACCTTTCGGCAGCCGACGACAGTGCTTTCGATAAAAGGGTTCTTCCGTGGGGTCGATGCACTTACAGTACATTTAAGCTAACCATTAACGGTCGGCTCGATTATCTCACGATTTACAGAACCACAAACTTGGCAGACGGCTAGAGAATCGAACTCCACACAGCAGGTTTTGGAGACCCGCTCGCCACCTTGGAACATGGCCGCCTAAGTAAACTACCCACTTCTTCTCGGCAACGGCAAGTGGTCAACCATCATGTCAAAGGGTACTTCTACCCAGCCTTCCTCCTTTTGGCTACAACCTACACCCACCTATGGAGTATCTTCAGGTCTTGGTAGTTAGCACTATAGCGAGGAGGCCGCGCTGTATTGAAAGATTACCAAAGTCATTAACCCCTGTCTGTAAAGAAGTGTAACCATAGATTCGCTATCCCTTCCTTCAAACACCTATAACTTATTTGAGGCTAATAGGGGGCTTTCCCCTATTAGGCTTAAGATACTCTCTACTTACAACTTCGCTATCACCTCTTTTAAATGTTCATAATTTCTAATCATTCCAAGCTTTAGGAAGCCACAAAGGTCTTTCTCAATCTTCGCCCGTTTTTCTAGTTGGTTAAAAGTGGCTGTGTTCCAAACCTCCTCACCGTTTAGAATCTTCGCTTTAAGTTGCTTGGCGACCTGAATAAAAATACCCGTGTTTTCCTTGCCTTCACGCTCAGGTAAGTAAGCGTCAATGGCGATGTTTAAGTTGATAAACTCGTCACCACTGTCTTCGCGCCATTGAAGAATACGGCCTTCCACAAAGGTTTTGTACATCTGATGTTTAAAGTTCGGGTCTAAACGAGCTGCGGCATCTAAAAGAATGTAGAGGTGTGCCCAAGTACCCCCGCCCTTGCCGCGCTTAGTTTTAATCAGGGGTGATGTGATTTCTTTGTCCTCGGAGAGCACATTTAAAAACTCTAGTGTTTCAGAGCTTCGTAACCACTCTTTTAAGGATAGTTGATCCACACCTCTTAGTATCCTTAGCCCGTTACCGTAGGCCCATAAGGTGTTGAGATTCCCCGTTTTAGTCTCTGGATCTATTTCCTGAGTGTAATTCCCAAAAGTGAGAAAAAGGTTTTTCATAGTTATTCCTTAAAGCTTAATTCGTATAAAAGTGCAGTGTAGCGTAGACTTAATTTTGTTCTCTCGCTCTGTATCCTCCTTTGTCTGATTTCGATGCTCTTTCCCATCTATCTCGTAAGCTATTTTATTGCTTAGATCATAACCGTCTATTCTGAAAGTTAGGCAAGGGTACTGCCTTTCTAATGTTACACCCTTAATCTGCTCTATTGTTTTTAAACAACTTTCCTCACAACGTAAGGTGTTAACGGAGTGGACACTAGGCTTGTGTTCAAACATACTTTTAGCTAGAGCTAGTATTTTTTCTGTTACCCAGGTCCCACCTCCTTTACCTCTCCTAGTTATTACCACCCCGCTCTCGTTAAGGTTTAGGATGCTTATCTGCCCGTTGCCGTTTTCCTTTACTTGAGGAGTGAAGGGAAACCTATTGGCTTTAGCTTCTTCAACTATAAGGGCGGCTGTGTCTGCTCGTCTGAAGAAGGCAGATAACTCCCGCTCAACCTCAAAAAACCTGTTTAAGTTAGCCCACTCCTCGGTCAAATTGTAAAGCATACTTAACTCCGTTTTAATTACTGTTATAAAAGGAGTTTACATTCTAGTTCTTATTTAAACCTTCGTCAACACGTTTTCACAATACATTTGCAAACGCCGCCACGTTATAGTAATCTTTACACATCTACAAAATTCATACGAAAAGTGCTATGAAACGCATTGAAGTTACAGAACGTATTAAAGCTTTCATCAAAGCATCTGTTGGGGATGAGATCGACTATACCCAAGTTGCGGTTTTTGAAGCAACCGCAGTCACGTCTCTGCCACTCAACAAGCGCGGTACTATTTTTGATAAGGGTCAGATCACTGCTGAGACTTTTATTGAAGCAGCTAACCTTATCAATACAGGTACTTTTGTACCTCTTCACACCCTCCATGAGCAAGGTTATGAAATCCCTGTAGGGCGTTTATTTTACGGCGAACACGTTAGAAGTAATCAAGGTGTCGATGAGCTTCGTGTGTTGTTCTTCTTGGATGGTACAAGTCCTGACTTAATTAGTCGCCTTGACACAGGCGTTCTTGAAGAAGTTAGTGTTGGAATGCAGTTTAAGCGTTTGCTTTGCTCCACCTGTAACATTGACTTGATGGAAGACAATGAGTCTATTTGGTCGCAGACTTGTAAGAACGGTCACGTCATGGGCATGGGTTCAAACCATGTGAAACCAGACGGTGTTGCCAATTTCCGTGAGATGAGCCTAGTTTCCAAAGGTGCCAGCAATGGTGCGAAGGTTCTAGGCGCACAGAAACGCTTACTTGCTTCTGCTTATTACAAAGACGGTTCTGCACTAGCAGCCTCCTTGAAAGACCCTGAATTTATGCTTTTTGGCTCTCCCACTGAGCTTGCTGAGGAAGACCCTATGTTGATTGCTGAGTTACAAGCCAAACTAACTAAGGCTGAAGGCGACCTGACTTTGACAGCTACAGCTAAAACTGAAGCCGAAGGTAAGGTTGCTGTTTTAGAAGCAGCTAAGACTGAAGCCGAAGGTAAGGTTGCTGTTTTAGAAGCCAAGCTTGCCGCAGAAGCTGAAAACAACTCTGGCCTTGCCGCTAGTATCACAACTTGGGAGGCAGCTTGTACAGCTTCCGAAGCTGCTAAAACTGAAGCCGAAGGTAAAGTTGCTACGCTTGAAGCTGCTAAGACTGAAGCCGAAGCGAAATTGTTAGCTGCTGAAACTGAGTTAGCTCCTTTAAGGGCTGCTCAAACTGCCACGCTTACTCAGCGACCATTTAAGCTTCCTATGGGCGGCGTAGCCAATTTAAACACTACGACTACCGATAGCGAAAAACCAAACACTGTTACGACTGGCTCCAATGCCTTTCGGACACCCAAGTAACTTTGTAAACTAAACCCCCACTAGGAGACAACGCGATGACAGAAATCGCATCAGGTGGCGTGACCCTCGTGGGCATTCCCCAACAA